AGATCACCCGGCGGGATCATTTTAAATTGTGCCACGCTGCGCTTCAGATCCATATCAGTCTCCAAACAGGTCGTCGTTTTCCTCGCTGGCCTCCGCCTGGCTCTTTTTTCTGGCCATGCCAATACGGGAGGCCGGCGTCAGGCCGAGCTTTTCGGCATAGCGCAGGATCCCGCTCTCTAGGGAGGACAGTTTTGCGGCCAGTCCGTCCAGGGCGTCCGTAGCCTTCAGCTGCTCCGCAAGGGTCAGGTCCTCCCGGGTGGAACCATCCACCAGCTTGCTGCACAGGTCGTTCAGCCGGTCCCGCCGGGAGAGCATGGTGCAGTAGGTTGCCAGAGTTTCTGTGTCCAGGTCGTCCAGGATCTCCACGCCGCCGGTCTTCATCCTTCGCAGCGTCAGCCGCCAGTATTGCACGGCCAGCCTGTCCCCGCGGATCCGCTTCGGCAGCGTTATTGTTACCTGCGTGCGCGTAGGCAGCGTCACGGCCTCCGCCATGCTTCTGGCCGCGACCTCGGCCTTGGTCAGGTGCTTTGTCTGGGTTTCCAGCGCCTTGCTTTTCGCCATGTCAAAACCTCCTGCCCTTCCGGCTCCTCGGCGGAGCCTTGGGAATAAGCCGACGCCCACGTGGTTTGTCCCGCGCTTGATGCCGCTTGCCGGCGGCGGCTTTCGCCGCACGGCATCCGGCCGCCAGCCTATTCCCAGGGCTCCGCGCCCGCCTCTCTGCCCCTGTCTCCCGCTCCTCGCCGCTCCGCCCGCGCCTGCCGCTCCGCCGTTCCACCCGTGCTTCGCCGTGCCGCCGTTCCACCCGTTTCCGATTTCCGTTTGGGGAATTTTTCTCGCATCATAATGGTTGCAGGGTATCCAGGGCGGGGCCACAAAAATTTGGAGGGGCGGGGGGAGGGTTCCGAGCGTGCGGGTGACCATGTGCGCCGGCGTGTGTACGTAGCTTTGGGCGCTCACTTGCGGGCAAAACCGCCAGCCTTTGCCCACCGTTCGGCTGCCGTCTTGCGATCGTGGTGATACTTGCATAGGCTCTGCAAGTTTGTCGGGTCAATGAACAGTCCCCAGTCACCCTCATGTGGGATGACGTGGTCGACCACCGTCGCCCGGACTCTGTTGCCTGCCTTCGCACACTCCCGGCAGAACGGCTCGGCCAGCAGCTGCGCCGGCTGCAGGTCATCCGTCCAGACCGGCAGCAGGTACCACCCGTGATACTCCGCGCTACGGCCTCGCTTGTACGTTGGCTTATGCTTCGGACACCAACCGTCCCTAGTGAGCTCGGTGCATCCCGGATGTCGGCAGGGTCTCAGCGGTGCTTGCGCCATGGGCTATCACCTCCAGGACAAAACAAAAACGCCAGAACCAACAAGCAACTACTCGGTTGCTCATCAGCTCTGGCGTTGGACGCACTGGCCATCGACGATATCCACGATGTACTCGGTCTTGCAATACCGGCAGAACAGCGCCGTGCTTTGGCACCGTTCGCCTGGGGTCAGGTGGTGGATCCGCTTGCCCATGCCATACTGCTGGCAGATTGGGCAGATCACATAACCACCCTTCACTGGGAATATAATATCACGATTTCCAGGCGTTTGCAATATGTTCAGCTCCTTTTTGCGAGTTATTCAACTACTTTACAAGGAATACATTACCTTAATTTATAAATCAATAAACCAGGCATATCTGTACTGGCCGAAGGTGTTGGCCGTGGTATACACACCAGAGGCCCTTACGACGGCCGGCATCGGGATCCAGCCGCTATCTGAAACAAACAGCTCCATCGGCGGCAGCTGCCGGTTGAGTGATGGGCTCGCCACCCACTGCCGGGCGCTGATTGGGATCACAATGCCGTCCGTCGCCTCCTTGTTAAAGTATCGGGCCGTGCGTCGGTAGGTATCCCTCGGTCCGCAGAGCAGCGGCTCCGGCTGCAGCACCCGGCCGAAGTGCCAGCACGCTGCGACTTCGGCGTCCGAAAAGTCCGAAGTGCGCAGCACTAGATGGACGTGGTAACGATGATCGCCGTGCCGGCCCTCTATAAGATATACATAGTCGATTGGGTGTCCGGCCTGCAGTTTCAACCGCCGAAGAAATGACCTCCAGCTTTTCCGAGCATCCGAAAAGGTTGCCGGATCATGCTCTGGATCAAAGGTCAGGCAGTAAACCCGGCCTTCGGTCCCAAACAGTGCGAGCCTCAACTCCAGCCGGTCAACCCGATTACGACAAACGGAACTGTCACCCGGCGGGCGTAGGATCTTGTATTTCTCGGTGCGATCCCATGCCGTATCATCCGATGAGAGCCTCGGCCGGATCGCTCTGCACTCTTTCGTCAGAGAGCCGGCCCGCTGGCGGACACAAAACCAGGATTGCTTATCGGCCACAGAGGCCGCCTCCCTTGCGGCCTCTGTGGGCTCATGCTGTAATCAGTCAGATGTATCGGCCTTCTGCGATGTCAAAGGCCCTGCCAGTGTCAAGCTTGTCGAACGGCAAATGAATACGCGTAAAATCCCCTTGACCGTCAACTGACGGTTCCCAGTAGGCCCCTTCCCGGAGTGGTTTCTCGCGGAAGCAAAACACCTGCCCCGTCAGATCCTTCGCCAAATATCGATAGTTTGATCCCAGCGCATCCATTATGGACGCCTGCTCCTCGGCGGTGAAGTCGCTTTCTTCCAGATCGCCGTAGGGCGGGTTTGTCTGCACGGGACATAATAGCTGCTCCAGCCGGTCAAATTCTGCGGCGGCATCAACACAGTTAACCGTCACAGGGTCACCATACAAATAAATGCTTAATGCCTGAGGGGCAATCAGTTCTATGTGGGATATTGCCTCCTCGCTAAATAGATGATTGCCGATCCGTATCACACTGCCACCTCCCGCAGCCGCTGCATCTTCCGCGCCTCGTACTCCGTCAGTTTCCGCCAACGATTGATCCCGCCGAGCCGGTGCAGCCGTGTATTGGCAAACTCCACGGTATCGTAAGGGCGTTCACCCGGCAGCTCGCACCAGATGCCGGGGCCCGACATCCAGACCGACAGCACCCAGGCAACGCGCCGATCCGGCTCTCTGAAAAGTGTGCGCTTCGCGGTATAGATCGCGCCGCGGTCATTAATGTAATAGTCAGCCACGCTTGCGTCCTCCCCTCTTCGGCAGCCGGTTATAATCGGACCGCCGTAAATAAGTGTATCCCAGCCCATGCTTCCCGCAGCCGCTGCAGGTGCCTTTGTACGGATATTCAGCCGGCGGATAGCGGGCGGACACGCCGGTCTGCTCGTGTACTTCCCCGCAACGGAGGCAGAGAAAAAAGGTTTTTTGTTTATTCACAATATTTTCCTTTCCACCCGGAAACCTATATTGTATAATCCTTCCAAAGGAGTGATTTTTATGGATCTAAACCAAATCATTAATAATGCAATATACGGACCAGAAACTCAGCAATTTGTTGTGCAGGTAATCAATATACTTAAGCCATATTTGATATCGGGCTTTGTCCTCCTATTTGTTGGCAAAGTAACTAGGTATGCAATAGGGCATGGAGCTAGGGATTTATCGCTAATATGTGGTGATACTAAGCGTGTCGCCAACAAACATGCAAAGACCGCACAGGATATATATGATGTAGCAACGAGCATCAACGATATAAGAAAACTGAAATGAATTAGTAAATATGGAAACAGTCGAAACAATCGAGGATTGGAACGGTCTCTCAAAAACGCTAAAAGAATTTGATTATTCGCTGGTTCAAATGCAGTACGGGATCGAATACCCAGCGGGATTTCATGTGTGGTTTTCCGTGCCCGGCACCTGTTCCCGGCTTGAAGTTGTGACGCATGACGAGGAAGTGTCTGCGGCGATCATGGAGTATCGGCCTGACTGGAAGTAACCGTCGCGGCCTTCCAGCATTCATTGCATTTCCACTCATCCCCGCGCAGATAGATATTTGTGAGCTTTTTCCCGCATACCGGGCAAGTCTGGCGATGCCGTATGGGTTTCCCCGGTTCCAGCAATTTGCGGATACTGGAGTCAAGCAAAAAACTATATGGATTGTTCATCCTGCGTCTCCCACTCCCACAGACCGGGCATTCCTCTGGCCGGCACGGGCTCAATTAAACTGACAGGGTTGGCAAGCTCCCAGGCGTAGCGCCCTGTGGCATAGTTACCGAAAGCGAGCTCACGCTGTGAAAGTCGCGCAACGAACAGCGGATCGATCCGATGCACAGCGATCAGCTCCGCTGTTCCGATCACTGCACCGGTTGGCAACGTTCCTGGTTGCGTAATCAGATTTGCCAACGCCTGGTAGTCAAGATCACTGCTAAGTATCTCGCCCATGACATCCAGCAGCTCCTTTAGCGCCCAAGCCTCATCAAAGGTATAGCACCCAGCCGCCGCAAGCTTCGCGGACGCATGGATGGCTAACGGGCCGCGATAGCGCGTTGACCAGTTTCGGGTTTCATACTTTTTTCCCCCAGAAACGGCCAGCGTCGCCCAAGGCTGAATAACAGATAGGGCTTTCATGATTGCGCCTCCCTTCTCTCCGGCACCGGATACCAGGCAACGATGTCGATATCCTCGATTGGCGCCGATGTCCGGGAGAACCTCCAGCAGTAGCTGCTCCGATAGAGCAGTTGCATTATGGGGTCTCCCCTTTCCGACATCTGCACCTGGGCGACACACCAGCCTGGCGTATAATCCGTATCCGTCCGCCAGCCCGGGGCAACGGTGGTAGGCTCGACGGAATCAGAATTTTTCAGGTTGAGCAACTTGTTGATACTAATTCCGGATTTCAAGGATAGCGTAACAAAACTTGACAAGGGCTTATTTTGGAGCTCTGTGTAATAGCCCCCGTCATGTGAGCCATCTAAAAACCGCTGAATCGACTCACTTGACATATATGTAGCCTTGGAAATCTCGTCTATTGATACTCCGGCCGATTCACAAAGGCCAACCAAATGTACCCATGCGGCACAGGTTTGTTCAAACTTTTTTGCTTCCTTTTTTTCTTCTGCTTTCCGCTGCTTTTCGCGGTCAGCTTTGGCCTTATCATTATTTTGTTTAACTATAGGAATGGCTGTTTGACATACAAATTTGCATTTCCCGGATTTGTCGCAGTCAATGCAGCACTTGCCCAAGCTGCTATAGCAATTATGTACGCACCTGGACCAAGATGAGCTCTCGCCTTTCCCTGCCAGCCAAAAGCTTTCCGCATGATCACATTTTGCTGCTTTGTCCGCCTTGCATTCATGTTGCTGGTAGCACTCTCTTGCATAGTCAGACAAACTGCTGACGCGCTCTGATGTCAGCGTATCGGCGCGCAGCGTGAGCATCAAGGACTGCTGCGACGATGTGCACCGAGACAGTGCATAAGCGGCCGACTCATTGAGCTTTCCAGCATCAAATTTCTCAGCCCATTGGGGTAAAAGCTTTTCCCGGATTACCTTCAGCCGGGCCAGCTTTGACGCGCTGACCTTGCAGCACTCCGCCACATAGTTGCGCATTTTGCCGGGAAAGCTGTAGCCCTGCTCTTTCAGGCCGTAAAACAGCATTTCTACGCGCTCGGCCTGCTTGGAGATCTCCGCCGATGTCAACACGCGGGTGTCCGAGTTCGCGCGGATCAGCGCCAGTTCCGCCTCCAGGTCCGAGCTGTAATGATTGACAAAACACGGGACGCGCCCGGCGTTGATGTCCGCCGCGAACAGCTTGCCTTCCGGAATCCTCGCGTCGCCGGCAATGATCTGCTGCAGCGCCTTAAATCGACGGTGGCCGGAGATAATCACATAGTCACCTTCGCCGCGCTGGTTGACTACCAGCGGCGACTGCAGGCCGTCCAGCAGGATGGCATCCAAGAGGGTGTCCACATTGGACACGTCATAAAAATTTTTGTCGTTTGCGTGGATCTGTTCCGCCGGCAGAGAGGTTACGGCACCGGATGCCGTGGTGGTGTCCAATTTGGACACGTCGCCCAGGATGGACGTCAAGTCAAAGGTCTTTTTCTCGGCCATCATTCCGCGCCTCCCTTGAGATACTCGGCCACAAATCGGCGGTAATCCACGCCGGCGGCCGAGCGCGGGGAAAACTGCGGCAGCGGCTGCCGGGCAAAGGTCATGCCGTCCACCATGTCGCTCCAGCGTATGGCCTGGGCAAAAACCGGCAGGCCCATGCCCCGGAGCTGCCGTTCGGCGTCGGCCGTGGTCTCGCTCTTGCCGCGCATGGTGATGAGGCAGCCTGCCACGCGCAGCGCGGGATTGATCTGCCGCATGGACATCACCTGCTGCATGAGGTTGGCCATCCCCCGCAGGGAGAACGCGTCGAGCTTGATCGGGATCACCACATCGTCCGTCGCCAGCAGCGCCGCGGTGGCGGAGGCGGTAAAAGCCGGCGGCAGATCGATAATGACATAATCATAGGCGTCATCCTCAATAAGCGCGTCCCGGAGATCCCGCAGCGCGGTAACGTGGACGGTCTTGTCCTCCACCTTGCTGAGGTCGAGCGTCATAAGCTCTGGGCTTGCCGTGAGTATATCGACGCCCTCGATATTGGTTGTGCAGATCTCGTTGGGATAGTAGTCGTCCATAGCGGTCAGCAGCGTATACACGCCGCCGTCATCGGCTCCCGCGCCGAGAAAATCCGTGCTGTTGCATTGGCTGTCAGCGTCGATGAGCAGGACGCGCTTTTTGTAGTCGAGGGCGAGGATCGCCGCCATGTTGATGGCCGTCACCGTTTTGCCCACGCCGCCCTTGAGATTAACGATTGAGACAACTTTCATTTTCTTCTTCCTTTCGTGTTGCGATGCGCATCAAAAAATGGTACATTTGAGCAAAGGAGATGATAATATGACTGAAAAAGAACTCGCCGAGGTACTGTTGCAGTTACAGGCAGAAAGCAGACTTGCCGGCAGAAATAATCCGGAAGTGGCAATTCACAGCCTTATGGACAAATACGATATGTTATTTCTGGGCGCTCAATTTAACACGATCTATACCGACGAACTGCTACTAATGCTTAAGCAGAAGTTAAATTTACTGGTCTCCAAAGAGGACTTGCTAAAAATGGTCCCTACCGTTTGCGCGGCACTCCATATGCATACCGAGGCAATGGTCAACGTCAAAGATATGCATGAGGAGAACCCGCCGATAGCTCAGTACTCAATCGAGCTTTTTTAGCCGTGTATCCCCGCCTGGAATTGGCTTAAGCCCATAACTGGACCTAGTTTGGTTAATTGTACATTTGCCGTTTTCTATCCGCTTGAGGTTCTGCTCTCCTCTTGCGGATAGTTTTTTTGTTTTCATGGCGATCCTTTCTCAGCGCTCAGCACGGCGGCGGCCTAAAAAATGACACTCGACAAAACTCATTCTAACGGGGAAAAATGTATATCTGGCCCGGTAAAACCGGCGCTCCGGGTGGATGTAAATCACCTCGGAGCTGTATGTGCTTGCGCCAAACATCCGGCTCTCCCCAAAGGACGGTTTGTCCGGGGCCTTGTCACCTATCTGCATTAGTCATTTCCCTTTCCGCGCAATATGCCGCAAACGCCAGGGCCAGGTAAAGCTCCTCGTATTCCGGCACGTCCGGGCGAAGGCGCGCGAGCCCCTTATAGCGCAGCGCCTCGCAGCGCACAAGTCCCGCATAGCGCGTTACAAATTTATGCTCCAGCATGGTGCCTCCTAAAATGGCAGCTCGCCCGGGCTGCCCGGCGGAAGATCCTCAAAATTTACCTGCAGGGACTGATCCTCGCGCGCCTGCTGACGCAGTTCCGCTTTTACGGCGCGCCCATCGGCGGAGAGTTTACGCATGATCTCCCTGCTCTCATCCCGCGGCTTTGGCGTCATGGTCTGGCATGGGCCGTCAAACGTCAATGTCAGAGATAATTTGTCTCCATCCTTGTTTTTAGAGACCTTCAGCACGCGGTCGCTGTGGTTGTCGTTGGGATCGGAGGGATAGAGCAGCATGGCCACGTCGGCGTCCTGTTCGATCTGTCCGGACTCGCGAAAATCCGACAATGTCGGCGGCCGGGGCTTGCCCTTATCCTTTTCCGGGCGGGAGAGCTGCTGCAGCGCCACAACGGTGATACCGTGCGCCTGGGCCAGCGTGTGCAGGCCGATAGAGATATTGGTCACCATCTCGTAGCGGGATTTGCCGTCGGCGGCAATGATCCCCAGGTAATCCACAAAGATCACCTCGTAGCGGTGGCTCAGCGCGTCGGCCTGGATATCACCGACGGACCATCCGCTGGCGCGGACGAGATCCAGCGGCAGATCGTAGAGATCCTTGCAGGCGTTGCCGGCGCGTTTCCACTCCTCCGGCGTCAGTTCGTGGCGCTTGATTTTCGACAGCGGAATGTGCCCCATGCTGGAGATCAGCCGGTCCCGGATTTTTTTGTTGCCGGTCTCCAGCGAGTAATACGCCACGCGTCGGCCATCCTTTGCCAGATGCCGGGCAAACTGTAGGGACAGCAGCGTCTTGCCGGCGCTGGCATATCCGCCGATTACGACAAAGTCCCCAGGCTCCACAAACAGCCCCTTGTCCAGCGCATCGATGCCCCAGCTCAGATACTGTGGGGCCTCGTCGTAGTTTTGGGACGCCATAAACTCGTTGGCGGCGTCACGGGCGGTCAGACGCTCCGCGCCCCGTCGGCTTACAAAGAGCCCGTTGAGCTTGTCCGTCACCTTCGCCGCAGCCTCGATATTTTCGGTACCGAGGATCTCGCTGGCCGCTGCGTGGATCAGCACGAGCCTCCGGTAATCCCGCAGCGCGTCGCAGTAGTACAGCACGTCGCCGGTCTGGTGGGCCAGAGCCTCGTCAATGGCGACGCCGTAGTCCTCCCCGGTCTGCTTGCGCACGGTCAGCGGGTCGATGGGCGATCCGGCCAGATACAGGGCGGACAGCGCGTTATACAGAGTCCGGGTGATATCCGCGTCAAAGAGCTCCGCCGAGAGTTTTGCCATCGCCTCGCCGATGTGCGTCGGATCCCGGATCAGCGTGCCCAGCACGGTGAGCTGCATGGACACATAGTTATCGCGATCGTACACTCAGATCACCTCGCTATCCGTGGCCCAGCCACCCCCGCCGCGCTGTCCGGCATCCGGTGTCTCAACCACCGGATCCTCCCAGCGCCGGTTTTTGATCCACCGGCAGGGGTACGGGATGCCGATGCCGCGCTGCCAGTCCTCGGAGTGCATCTGCTTAGAGAGAGCAATGGCCATCTGGTTGATAAGCTCATCGGACGGATGCAGCTTGTCCCACTCCTTGATGGCGTCCGGTTTGTCCCTGCGTCTTTCAGCGGGGTAAAACGTCCAAAACCGTGCAAATCTCTCTGGTCTCCACGCCGGGGCCGACTTCGCCTCACGACGGCCCCCCTTCTGGGGGGCTTTAGGGGGATTAGTACTTGGTATATTAGTACTTGGTTGTGTCTGATTTCCCGTCAACGCGTTTCCTGTCGACGCAAAATCGGCTAACGGTACCGTTGACCGATTTTCGGCCAACGGAAACATTTCGCCGGGCGGACACTCGTAGATGACATATTCGTTGCCGGCAAAAGCGCCGGAATCGTCGTGCGTCTGATGCCGGACTATGTACCCCGCGGCCTCCAGCTCCTCGACGGCTTTGCCGATCGCGGCCTTGCCCTCCTGACAGATCTGGGTAAGTCCGCCGATCGTGTAATCCCAGTTATCCGGCAGGCGGAGCATCAGCGACAGCAGCCCTTTGGCCTTGAGACTGAGCCGCTTGTCGTCCAGGTGATAATTGGCCATGACGGTGTAATTTTTGGTACGCTCCACGCGACATACAGCCATAGCTCACACCTCCGCCACGCATATGGCCACGGCCTCGACGGCCAGCAGCGCCCAGATCAGCAGATGCCCGATCATACCGCCACCCGGCTATCCCAGATCGCGTCGCGGAGCTGCTGCAGCGCGCTCGCAATCTCATCCGCCGGCACGCTTGTCAGGCCCTCGTTATGGATGTCTCTCAGCACCTCACAGGCGACCTCGGCGGCGTTGTACTCGATTGGCAAAGTAACCATGTTCACACCACCTTCATGCCGGGATAGTATCCGCTGACGCTTGCGACCGCGGTCCTCCCCCGCCTTTTGACTTCCGGTGGCAGGGCCGGTGCGGATGCGTGGACGGTCTGACGCGACTGGCGGCAGCTCAGGATGTATATGTCCACGTCGCTCTGGAACAGCCTCCACTGCCCGCTGATGCGGTAGGCGGTGATCTGGTGCTCGTTGATCAGCCGGTATAGCGTGTCGTCGCTGATCAGCAGCTGCTCGGCCACCTCGGCCGGCTTAAGCAGGCGCTCAGTCATCGTAATACTCCTCCCTTGCGTATTTGAGTTCGATGGCGGCTTTGATGACGCCTTCCAGCTCGCCGTAAATCGCGTTGAACAGCTCGTGCTCATCGTCGTCGATGTGCCCGTCGCTGGCAATCTTCAACAGGTCGTCGGTGCGGTGCTTCGCCGAAAAATCACAGATCCGGTGCACCAGCGTGCATACGGCCTGGGTAAAGGTACGCTCGCTGACCTGCGGCAGCAGGGTCGCGGCTAGGCTGCTCTTGGCGCGCATATAGGTTACGCAAAGGGACTGCATCCCGCTGATGTCGGCCATGTGGATCACGATGTCATCGCTGGGCAAACCGCGACCGGATTCGTAGAGCCGGACGCTGTCCACGCTGCAACCGATAGCCTCGGCCCAGCGTTCCTGGGTCATGCCCGCAGCACGCCTCGCGTTTTCATAAATATTTCTGTATTTGGACTCCATTGCCTTTCCTCCGTTTCTATGCGAAAATTACAGTATCAGGCGGGCATCTCACCAAAGAGCGCATCGATGCTGCAGTGCAGCAGCCGAGCGATCACTGGCAATTTATCTGCGGTCGGATAACTTGCACCGATCTCCCACATTCCGACCGTAGACTGGCTCACGCCGAGCGCTGCAGCAAGATCGACCTGCTTCATGCCGGCCAATTTACGCAGCGTAGCAAGATTTTTCAAGCCATCACCTCCTGACGCATCAAGTAACTCGATTGTGGCTATCATAATATATCAAGTTACTTGAAGTGTCAATACATTTTTTCGAGTTTCTTGAAATATCCTTTACATGGCCCCTTATAACTTGTAAAGTATTATCAACGGAGTTGATATTATGAACCAAATTAAGGCGCTCAGACAACGGAATAACGTAAAGCAATCCGAGCTTGCTAGGGCGATCAATGTCAGCCAATCGGCGCTTTCTGGATATGAAACCGGGAAATATGAAGCCGACATGGAAACTTACGGAAAGCTCGCCGCATTTTTTAACGTCTCGTTGGATTTTCTCCTCACGGGAAAAGAGATTGAAAAGCCTGCTCTCGCTGCGCCAATATCCAGGCCCAACGACAAGATCGGCCAGGAGCTGGCGCGACTCCGTGCTGCCCTCAACGATGACGGGCTGGACCAGTGGCTTAATTACGGACAATACCTTACGGGCAAGCTGGAACTCCAGCGTAAGGATGGCGACAATATTTTTGATCTGCCGAAGATCCGCAAATATCTCACCGGCCCGGCCGCCGGCAAGGCCTCCCCGATTCAGGGCGAGGATTATGAGGACATCCCATACCCGGAGGACGCGCCCCGCGGCGCGGACTTCTGCGTTGATGTCCGAGGCAACAGCATGGAGCCGTATATCAGAGATGGCAGCACGGTCTATGTCAGGCGAGGCGCTGGCCTGCAACAGTTCGACGTCGGCGTTTTCTTCTACGCCGGTGACGTGTACGTCAAGCAGATCTGCACCGATTACTCCGGCGGCGTCAATCTGCTCTCGGCAAATCCGCGCCGGGAGGACGCCAATATCCGCCTCGAGCCGCCAGACGTCCCCTATCTCGTCTGCTTCGGTAAGGTGCTACTGCCGCATCGGCTGCCGGAGCCAGACTATCGCGTTGATGGATCCCGGAAATAAAACAGGCCGGACACAGCCGAAACTGCGTCCGGGCGAAAAAGTGCTTAGTACTTGGCTTGGAAGCTCGTCCGTAGGCAAGCGCGACGTCTCTACGGCGATCACCATAACGGATCAGCGGCTGCTGATCAGCACTATCAACGGCGTCGGCGTG